CCCAGATGGTGGACGGCGAAGGGCAGACGCTGAACGACATGGAGTCCGATACTCCGAACTAACGACATCAACGACGTAGCGACACCTACGACCTGGAGGGTCAACGGTGGGTAACTACGACGAGCAGGGCAAGTACTACGAGGCTGGTGTGGACGAGGTCCACGACGAGCTGGTGAAGTTGAACGCGACGCAGGCACGGATCGCGGATTCGCTGGAGCGGAAGCAGGTTGACCAGCGGACGTGGCTGGAGAAGCTGGCTGACCTCACGGACGAGGTGGAGCGCGAGGCGCTGAAGGCGTTCGGAGCGGACGCGCAGGTGGAGGCCGAGGAACTCGGCGTCGTGGCGGACGAGCTCGACACGCTGCGCCAGCGCTGGATCCTCAAGGACGAGGGGTGAGCGCCGCGCTGGCCGTGGTGCTCGCGGACCTGATGGCCCGAGCAGTCGAGGCCCTGCGTGGTGAGGACCAGTGAGCGACGACCACGTCTACTACGAGTCCGGGCACTGGGTCGCGCACGAGTCGGTCCTGAACGAGCACGAGCAGGACCAGCCGTGAGCGCGCGCCACAAGGTCTACAACTCCCGCGACGCCCGCAAGTACTGGTCCGCTCGCCTGCCGCTGCCCTGCTCCCGCTGCGGCGGGGTGGTGGACGGGCGTAGCCCGTGGCACGTGGACCACCTGGTCCGGCTGAGCGAGGGCGGATCGCCTAACGACCGGCGTACTCAGTGGCCGGCTCACGCCGCGTGCAACACGCGTGACGGCCAGAAGGTCGGACAGCAGCGACAGCGCGCACGCAAGAACGCCGACAAGCGCACGAACTTCCTGGATCTGTGATGACTGCCGAACTTTTTTCAGACGAGGTCGCAACCCTCGTGACTTCCACCAACAATCTCTCCCTCAGCGCGCTCTCAGAGGCGTCTGGTCGCGATCTGAGCGCGCTTCTGGCCCCACCTGGATTCAGGGGAATCCCGAGGTATTTGAGTCCGCTAGAAGGCGATCTCGACCTTTCCGCGGCTGAACGAGGCGCGAACGAGATTCACCTCCCGCTGATGCCCCAGGGTTACCAGGTCGCCGCGCTCCTGGAGGCCAAGGGTGCGGACGGTCGACCGCTCTACCGGTACGTCGCCGTCGAGATCCCCCGGCGCGGGACCAAGACGGAGTCGATCCGGTCCGTCCTGCTCGGCCGGTGCCTCACGATCCCCGGCTACAAGGTCCTCGCGACCGCGCAGGACGGCACGCGTGCGGCCAAGGCGATGAAGGAGCTGTTCGACGTACTCGAGGCCAACGAGTCGACCGAGTACACGACGTACCGGTCCAACGGAGGCGAGGAGATCCGCTTCGCCAACGGCTCGCGCTGGCAGCGCGTACCGCCCAAGTCCGGCGCCTTCCGAGGCTCTGCGGCGGACGTGCTGTGGTTCGACGAGGCCGGAGAGTACGACGCGGAGCACTCCGAGACCCTGATCCAGGGCGCGCTGCCGGTCATCCTCACGCGGCCGAACGCGCAGGTCATCGTCTCGGGTACGCCTGCGGCTGCGCGCTCCGGACTGCTCTGGAAGTACCTCCAGGCCGCTCAGGCGGGCGAGAGCAAGTACGGCGCCATCGACTACGGGCTCAACGAGGACGACGACCCCGAGGACGAGGACGTGTGGTGGCGCTGCCACCCGGGTCTGGCGTGCGGACTGATCGACATCGAGGGCTTCCGCCAGATGAAGGCGACCATGACCGAGCTGGCGTTCATGACCGAGATGCTCGCGTACTGGCCGCTCGGCGCGGCGGACCGGGCGATCAGTCCGGAGGCCTGGTCCGAGACCGCCGAGGTCAAGCGCCTGCCCGACACAGACCGGTTCACCATCGGCCTCCGGGTCAACGCGGACGAGTCCACGGCCAGCCTCGTCGCCGCGTGGCGCGACACGGACGGGATGGGGCACATCGCAGCTCTCGACCACAAGGAGGGTTGGGGCTGGGTCGCGAAGCGCGTCTACGACCTCCTGGTCAAGTACCCCAAGGCGCGCTTCGTCCACGACGAGGTAGGCGCGAACTTCGCTGCTGTCGAGACGCTGCTGCGGGAGTCGAAGGTGCGCTCGCGCGTCGTCTCGGTCAAGCGCAAGGACGTCCAGGCCGGCCAGGCCGACCTCGTCCGTCAGCTACACGCGGGCACGGTCGCTCACCCGGCCGAGGAACCGTCGCTCGACTTCGCGGCCGAGGTCCTGGTGTGGCAGCAGAACAAGGAGGGCCGCTGGTTCGCGTGGGCTCGCTCGGACGGAGATATCACGCCGATTGCGGCTGCCGCTCTCGCACTCTGGGACGTCGACCAGAACCCGAAGCGTGGACCGCAGAAGCCGCTTCCGTTGCGCTGAATGCAACACGCTCTGGAATCCTGATAAAATCGACTCAACGACGCCAACGACTTTCCTGCTATCGCACAAGGGATTTCGTTGGGCTTCTTCGGACGGCTATTCCTCACTGAGGACGCCAGCACTCTAAACGCCAGCGCGGCAACGGCGCCCGCTGGCGTTTCTGGTGCGTCGGGCTACTACCCGGTCAACGGGATCGCGTCACTGACGCCGAACTCGCTTGCGACCATCCACCTTCCCGACCTGCTCGGTGACCACACGTGGATGCCGCTCACGGCAGACGACGCGATGGCCGTCCCCGCCGTCATGGCCTCTCTCAACCTCATCGCGGGCCAGATCAGCCGACAGCCGCTCGTCTCCTACAAGGACGGCGAGCCGCTGCCGGTACAGCCGACCTTCCTCTACCGGACCAACGGTGCGGTCTCGCCGCAGATGCGTGTCCTGTTCACCCTGCACGACCTGATCCTCACGGGCTGGTCGCTCTGGGCAGTCACGCGCGGTGCAGACGGAGCGATCACGGACGCGAGCCGGGTCCCGCCGAAGGACTGGCGCTTCGACTCGCACGGACAGGTCATCATCGGCAACGACGTCGTTGACGCACTCGACGTGATCCTGTTCTACGGCCCTGTTCCTGGCGGACTGCTCTCTGTCGGAGCGCGCACGATCCGCGCCGCCCGCGACCTTGAGAACACGCGTTCCCAGCGTCTCCGTAACCCGTCGGCCGTCACTGAGCTGCACATCACCGACGACAGCACTGACATCGGCGAGGCGGCTGAGTACCAGGAGCAGTGGGCCGAGGCGCGACGCTCCCCCAACGGCTCCGTGGCAGTGACCCCTAACTACATCGAGGTCATCGAGCACGGCACCGTCGAGGTCAGCCTGCTGACCGAAGCGCAGAACTCGGTCGCCGTGAACATCGCTCAGATCCTCGGCCTCCCGTCGTCGTTGATCGACGCCGCAGTCACAGCGGGTAGCGGCAGCGCGTCGCTCACCTACCAGAACCAGCAGAACCAGCGTTCCTGGTGGCTGGACACGGGCTTTGCCCTCTGGGCGTCGGCCATCTCGTCGCGCCTCTCGATGGACGACGTCGTCCCGCGCGGGACCTACGTCGACTTCGACCTCACCAACCTCGTCGCGCTTCCGCAGTCCGGCGAGCCCACCCCTCGCGAGGACTGAGACATGACAGCAATCAAGGCGCAGGGTCGCCTTCTCACCGCTACTGCGGATAGCAGGCTACTGCGCTATCTGCTGCTCCCCTACGGCGAGGCCGGACGCACGAGCGCTGGCACCGTCACCGCGAGCGCAGGAAGCGTCGGCATCCCCGAGCGGATCGTCGCGAACCTGGAGCACGACCGCACCCGTCCCGTCGCGCACTCGATCAGCATCGAGGACACCGACGAGGGCCTGATCGCGGAGTTCCGCGTCGCCGCCACGACCGCAGGTAACGACCTCCTGGTCGAGGCCGCGGAGGGTCTGCGCACCGGCATCTCGGTCGAGATCGAGAACCCCGTCATCCGCAAGGGCGCGCTGCTCGCGGGTGACCTCACGGGAGCCGGCTTCGTCACGACGCCCGCGTTCCCGAGCGCCCAGCTGATGACAGCCGCCGACGTCGGCGAGCTACCGGCCGACGCCGTGGACCAGATCCGCGAGTCGCTGACGACCGCGCTCGACGTGCTGGACACCGCCAGCCAGGGCGAGCCCGCAGACACCGCCGAGCCGGCGAGTGACCCCGACGCCGCAGAGGCATCCGCCTCTCCCGTGCCGGTAACCCTCGCCGCCTCGGCGGCCACCAACACCCACCAGTCCGAGGCAACCGCCGAGGACGCATCTCCAACAGGAAGCGAGAACACGGTGTCCAACGCCGTAGCACCCGCCGAGCTGCTGGCAGCGTCGAAGAACGGCGCGGGCAGCAACTCGGACAGCACTGACATGAACCTGACGCAGTTCCTCAACTTCGTCGCCAGCGGCCACCGCACGGGCGACAAGGCCCGTCTTGAGGCTGCACTGACCAACATCACGTCCGGCCCGATCTTCGAAGACGTCCAGCGTCCTCAGTGGATTGACGAGCTGTGGAGCGGACGCTCGTACCAGTCGCGCTTCGCGAACCTCGTGACCAACGCTGCCCTGACCTCGATGAAGGTCGTCGGGTACCGCTGGGTCAACACTCCGACCGTCGGCGACTACGCGGGCTTCCCGAACGAGGTGCCGACGTCCGGCGCTTCGACCGAGCCCGTCGAGGTCACCGCCGACGAGATGGCCGGTGGTTGGAAGATCGACCGCAAGTTCATCGACTTCGGTGAGACCGCATGGCTCCAGGCCTTCTTCCGCCACGCTACTGACGACTACGCCCGCAAGATCGACGCGAAGGTCCTGACGACCATCTCGTCCGAGGCAGTCACCGTTACGGGCGGCGCGGTTCCTTCTGGCGTCAGCACTGGCTTCACCCGCGTGGTCGACGGCGCGCTCGCGCTGTACGCCGACGACGTCGTCCCGACCTTCGCTCTCGTTGGCCCCGACGTTTACCGCGAGATCCTGCTCACCGGCAAGGACAAGGTTTTCGAGTACATCTCGGGATCGCTCGGCCTCGAGTCGGGCAACGTCGCCGGCTTCCAGATTCTGCCGGTTCCGACCTTCACGGGTCGTGTCGTCGTCGGTGCCCGCGAGGCCGTCACGCTCTACCAGCTGCCGGGTAGCCCGATCCAGGCGAGCGCGCTCGACATCGCGCGCGCTGGCGTGGACTCGGCGCTGTACGGCTACTACGCCCTCCTGTTCGCGGGCAAGGGTCTCGTAGAGGTCGTCTGACATGGCGCTGACCTGGGTCAACCTCGACTTTGCGCACGACCGCTGGACCGATTCGAAGGGCATGGACGACTACGTCCTGACGACGTATCTGGAGGCTGCGCAGGACGCGTGCGAAGCATTCGCGCCAGTGGTCGCGGATCCCCTCAACGTGCCCATGTCCTACCGCATCGCCGTGGTTGCCCAGGCCCGTTCCATCTGGCGAGCAATCGAGCTCGGCAACCAGGACGGCGGGGTGGGGGCGGACGGCTACGTCGTCCCCACCTTCCCCCTGGACTGGCAGGTCCAGCAGCTGCTGCGGCCGAAGCGTCGCGGAGTGGGGCAGATCGCATGAGCGCGCGCACCGAACTCGCGGCCTACCTCAAGGCCGCGCTTCCGAACTACACCGTCCACGCCTACGCGAAGCAGCTCGACGGCGCCCCCAAGACCACGGTCATGGTCGGCAGCGCCGAGCGCGTCGAGCGAACGCTCAAGGGTGTTCTAACGGCCGAAATCTCGATCATCGCGGTAACGGGCCTCCAGGACCCCGAGCGCGCCGAGGACGTGCTGGACGCCCTTCTCGTGGAGGTATTCCAGGCGCTGGCCGAGTTCCCGAACTCCATCGACGCCGACGCCGAGCGGATCGTCTACGCGGACGTCCTCAACGGCTACCGAATCAATGTCCGCGTTCCGTTCTCCTACCTCGCAGAAAGCAACTAGCAATGGCACTCGTATTCAAGAACGGCACTTTCCGCCTAAGCAACATCTCGAGCGCGCCTAGCGCCGACTACACAGAGGTCGTCCAGTCCGTCGTCTGGACGCCGACCTCGTCTCCCGTGACCTGGACCGGCATCTCGGGCGCGACCATCTCGGACTCGTCGCTCGCGACGTGGACCCTGGACATCACCTTCCGCCAGCACGACCTGGCGGACGACGAGTCGCTGCCGAACGTCATGTTCGACAACGAGGGCGAGACGGCGACCGCCGAGTACACCCCGTACGCCGGAGGTCCGACCTACACGGGCCACGTCACGCTCCAGGCTCCGACTGTCGGCTCCGACGGAACGGCCGTTGCAGTGGCGACCGTCTCGCTCCCGAGCGACAAGCCCGTCCGCGCCTGATGGCTCGCGTCCGAATCGATGGCGTGCGCGAGATGCAGGCGGCAGCCGTCGCTCTGCGCGGCATCGACAAGGACGTGCGGCGTGACATCACCAAGGGCGTTCGCCAGGTAGTCGCGCCCGTCTGGAAGCAGGCGGTCGAGAAGAACGCGACCCGGCGCATGGACCGAGCGGTCCTCACGCCGGGCACGCGCGTGAACGTCGGCATGCGTCCGACGCTCGTAGCTGCGTCCTCCCGGAAGGCGCTCAGCGGAGGGCTCGTCCCTACCGAGTCGTGGCGCGCCTACGAGTTCGGCGGCAAGCGCGGCACGACCAAGAAGTACCGAGGCCGTCGCGGTGGCAAGGCCTTCCCGGTCACGCGCCACACCAAGCGCCAGCTACCTGAGTTCAAGAAGGGCGGACGGGTCCTGTACCCGGCCGTCGCGGACATCGCTCCACGCGTTTTCGCGCTGTGGTCCCAGACGGTCGTGCGACTCGTCTACAAGGCATTCGAGTAGGAGGTGTACTAGATGGCATTTGAGTTCAAGGCGAACATCGACGCGTCGGGCTTCAAGCGCGGCAGCGACCAGATGGCCGACGCCATCGACAATGCCGCCGACGCGATCAAGGACTTTGAGCGCGACGCCGAACGCTCCATCGACGGCGTCTCCGATGCGCTCGGAGACGGAGTCAAGGACGGCGCCCGCGAGGCGGAGACAGCGGCAGAGCGCCTAGAGCGCCAGCTGAAGTCGACGCTTGACAACACGGGCGACCGCGCGAAGCGAGCGGGCGACGACCTCGGCGACGGCTTTAAGCGCGGAGCGCGCGAGGCCGGCGAAGGCCTCGACACCCTCAACGAGAACGCGGGCTCCAACGCCAAGGAGATCGGCGCCTCGTTCGACGGCTCCTTTGAAGGGCTAGCGGATGGCATCCAGGGCTTCGTCGCCGAGGCGACGGAGGGCTTCGGCGCGGTAGGCCTCGCGGCGGGTGTGGGCTTTGCAGCAGCCATCGGTATCGGCCTGTCTGTTCTCACGGAGATGGCCGAGAAGGCCAACGAACTCACCACCAACGCGGCAGAGTTCGGCGATGCCCTTGCGAGCGCAAGCACGCAGGAGGAAAAGATCGGCGTCCTCCGCGACCGATTCAACGAGGTCGCGAATGGGATCGGTGACGCCCGGTCTGCGTGGGAGCTGTGGCAGCCTCGCGCGATCACCAAGGCTGAGCAGTTCGCAGACGCGATCAAGCAAGGCTCACTGTCCGCTGGTGA